ACAGTACCTTGATCAATAGCTTTTTGACCATAATATCTATAACCTCTACGAATAGCTTCTCCCCACCATGTTCGATGAAGATTTTTTACACACCAACGAATTGCTTCTCGTTTAGTTGATAAATCAAATACTCCAGCATTAACAGCATGAGTTGCAACTACGCAACCTCCTGCAGGGTTATCTTTGTCACTACTGCTATCTGTTGATCTTCCTACACCACCACGTGATGCTTCTCTAGCAGATTGTGTTCTTGCTTCTGCTGCCCTTTCTTGCTCATGTTCTGCATCTTCTCCAGTAGGTCCTTCATAAGGTTTATCTTTTGTAATAATAGTTCCACCTTTTCCTCGTCTAGCACCAATATCAGTTGCTGATCTGCCACCGATTGTAACTTCACTTAATGGAGTCTGACCACCAGGTTTAGCACCTGTATCTCTATCATCTTCTCCTAGTACTTGAGCCTGAGTTGGTGTTTTAGTTCCATGTAATCTTAAATTTGATTCTTCTCTTCGTTTAATTTCTGCTTCTAGGGATTTATCTTTCCATTTTTCAGATGCAACACTAATTACTCCTAAAGTAAGACCTTTTGAAAGATGTTGTCCAATAGTTTTACCTGGTAATTCTTTCTCAGCATATAATTCTTGAATTGATTTTCCTGTAAGATTATAAGTCTGTGCACCTAATGTAGGTTTTCCAAAAACTTCTTCATAAGGACCTAGAGCTTCATAAGGACCTAGAGTTTTAGTAGTTTTTGTACCACCAGTATCATCTTTTCCATCTTCTCCATCTTTTTGTAACCACCATGGAATGTAATCATCATAGGCACCATTATAGGGATCAGTATCAATTTCATTTTTTACAGTATCTGCAGTAAAAACAGATCTTTTAGGTCCACTATCAACATTCTTTTCAAGTTTTGCATTTATAATACTATCATTCCATCCTGTATCTTTAGAATCTGATATATTATAATTTATCCAATTACCCTGATCATCTTGTTTAAGTCCTTGTTGTGCCATGTAATTTATCCTTTTGTAATTGTGATTTAAGGTTCAACATCTGGCGAACTAAACCCAGCTTCCCCTGGCAACGGAACATTGCTTGTTCCGATGTTGCCACCTCCAACTCCAGTTGAAGTTGGTGTTGAAGCTCCTGAAGGTATTTTTCCATTACCTGCCATTGCGGGCTGAATGTTAATCCCCTGATCTGCTTGTCCAATTTTTCCATTAGCTACCCCCATTATATGTGCAAAAATTGCAGCTTTTTCTGGATCATTTATAATCTGATCAGGATCAATATCCAAAGATTTTGCAATTTCTTTTAAAATAGTATGCCATTTAACAAACGGTGCCAGTGTTGGATTCGATGCAGTTTGCATAAAGGTTACTAGCCGTTGAGACCTTACTTCTTTTTGCATTAATGAAGAAGTCCCCCTTGCTTTAATTTCAAGATCACCTTTTATTTCTGGAAGTTCATTATTGAATTGCATATTCCAATAAAATAAATTCTGACCTAGAGGTTTTAATAGATAGTCATCAATATTTTTGATAACCGTTTTAATACTTAAGGCTGCAGCTCCCATTAACATAGACATACCTGCTGCAGTTCTTGTTGTTGATTGTATTCCTGTTGTTCCATGTGAATAAGATGGAATACCCGTAGCTTCATCGGCTAATTGCCTGAAGCGGTCAAACATCATCATATTTTCATTAGTAGTACTTGGAAATTTTAATCCATGAATAGCAGCTCCTGGTTGTCCACTTTGTCTTCTGAATATTTTTCCAGGAAATACTTTCATATCCTGTCCTGGTACCAGTAAAGTTTCATCAATATCAAAAACTAAATTTCCAGACAGTGCCAAATTATCAATTGCCATTCTTGCATGGCCATTCATAATCTGTTGGGAATCACTCATATTTTCAGCGACTCCAATTCCAAAAAACTGATAAGGATTCAATTCATAAGGACAAATCATATAAGGAATTCTTACAGGAGTAAATGGATTATGTATAATTCTTAAAACTTTATTTCCACAAATCCATGCATTTACATGGACAACATCTAATTCATCTTTATGTTTAAATCCGATCTCATCACATATTCGTTTATCTAAAATTCCCCAATATTCTAAAACTTCAAATCTATTTTTATATAAAGATTCTATATTCTCACGATCATAGAGTGAAGATTCATAAGATCGTGTCTGATAGTTTGCACCCATTTTTAAACATTCACGAATAGCATCGACATCAAAAAATGGTCTTTTAATTAAATCTGCAAATTGTTGTCTATTAAACGAATGACGTTGAATGACATACTCCGCATCATTTATATTTGTGCAATTAGGATCTGGATAAAATTCCCAGCATGAAACAGCTTCCAGTTTAGGAACTGGTTTTACTTTTCCAATATATAATTGTCCTTCATCAGATTTTTTAAATGAATGATAAGTTTTATCTTCCGTAAAAGGACCTTTTAAAACTCCTGTACCTAATAAAACAGATTCAAAAAATACATGTCTTAGAATTTTTATTGTATCCGTTTCTTCTAATTGATCATGCAATACCTTTTCCATTTTTTCTGCAGCCAATTTTGCAGGTTCAATTTGAGGCATTGATTTTAAATCAGGAGCTGGTCCTTCATCAAAACCTAAAGCTTTGTATTCTTGAGCTACATCTTTCATTAAAGAATCTGCCGTAGCCCCTAAAGGCAATTCTATACCGTCTCCTGGAAATCCGTAAGGACTTGGAGGTTGTTGTGGTGTAGCTTCTTGTGGCTGTTGAGGTTGCTGAGGTTGTCCTGTTTGTTTTAAATGAGCATACTCTGTACTTTCTTCAGGTATTGGAGTAGGCTCAATTCCAACTGGAAATTTATTTGTCCCAAATAAAACTTCAATAATTTGTCCAAAGGATGCTAAGACTTTTGTTTTAGTAATCTTAACAAATACTTTAGACTTCTCACTATCTCTGAAGGCCATTTCTGGACTATAAAGTCCTCGATAATTTCTATAAGCACCTAACCATCTTTTTTCATCATAAATACGTGATGATTCTGCTTGCTGAAATTTAGTTCGAATATGTCCTACAAGAGGGTGATACTCCTCTGTATAAGGTTTCTTTGCCATTTATTTATTGTAATTAGTAATCTCTTTCTTCTGCTTTTGTAAAAATAGATTTATCCACTTTTTCTTTCTTACCTGGTCTATCATTAGAATCATTTCCTAAATCACCCTTGGTAATTTTCTTGTTTAGATCTATCTCTAATCCTTCACGATAAAGTTTTCCATCAGGAACATCAGAAAGGTCTCCCTTTTTAATCTTTCCTTTATAGATCTCATTACCTGCAGGATATTTATATCCATATGGCATAATTGTTTCTCCTTATTGTTTATATTTTGGTTTTTCTGATTTATTTAAATACCCTTTTACTTTTCCTGCAGTGTACTTCATTCCACTCCATATATTCTTAGCCTTTTTAATTGTTCCAGGAATACTGGTTGCTTCGTATAAATCACTTTTAGTAAAAGGTATCTTCTTTTTGTATTCTTTTGTAATCCATGCTTTAGATTCTGGTGAAAAAAAGCCACCACTTTCCTTAACAATTTCTAAATTCTTTTTAAATCGTTCTATATTTAGTGGTTTCTTTTTTGGATATATAGGTTTATCCACCATAACTAATACTTTTCTTTATCAGCCTTTTGAAGTAAAGGATTCTGAACATGCTCTGATCCTGACTTAGTAACATATTCCCCACCTTCATACAAAGAACCTTCTTCAGATGCTAAGTAATTCTTGGACTTGCCTTTACCAGGTGCATCCTTAGAAAAGTCAATATTAGTCGCTTCCTGATTTGGCTGTTTGCCATCAGGTGCTGAACCAAGATCTCCTTGCTTAACTTTAGTATTTGGATCGAATTTAGTTTCCATTAGTATTCTCCTTCATCAAGATCAGAATCATCTGTTTTCTCTTCGAGTTCTATTAATAAGTTTTCTTCTTCTTCATGCAAATCTCGGATATCTTCAATGATATCTTGAATTGTTCTGTTTTTCTTTTTCTTTTTTACCACGGGTTTCTCCAGTTTTATAGTTTTATTTTTTTTATTGATATTATATTTTTAGTTGGGATTGTTGTATAGGATCCCCCCTGTTTAATTTCTTTAGTTTCTTCAAAACTTAAATCCGCCATAATGACTGTCGTAGTATTATTCCTTTCAATTAACCACCCGACACTACTACAAACAGCTGTTTTGGATTTTTTTATTTCTGAAATATATGACCATTCAGAGCACGATACTATATCTTCCCATGTTATTAAAGCAAGATCATAAGGAAAATTTTTATGGTTAATTTCAGGAAGTTTTTTTATTCGTTTTTTTGACACCCTTTAATTTCCCCGAATTTTCCATTGCGTAAAATACAGATTTGCCCTTTTTAGGTCCGTATTTCTCAACCATGGTTTTTAGTATCTTTTTTCCCTTTTCATTTAATGCCATAATCAATATCCAAATATTCTATCTGACATTTCCTGCATAGGTTTTACAGGACGCTTAAATCTCTCTGCATATTTTGTATGTATAGGACGACTCATGCATCCATATCGTAAAGCATCATAAGCATGATCTTCTGCATCCGTATTTATATCCTCAGG